GTCGAGTGCCATAGCGAACCTTGATCGATCCGTCTTCACCACGCACAACGTTCTGCATGATCTTGAGGAACTTGGATGCGAGGTTTAGATCGCTGTCAACAACATTCCACCCGCCGCTGAAGTCGCGGACAGTGACTGAATCCAGCTTCTTGACGCGCTGGATTTGTCTGCGAGGGATGAGGAATGTGTTTGGCATTAATCTTCAGGCCCAGTCTTCTTGCGTCCGCGATGACGAAGCGCCTTCTCAACCATCGCCTCTCTAGCCATCGCCTCTGCCTCTGTGGTCAAGTCTCTTGGATCACCAGCCTCTTCCGCCATGCGCTTGTCGATCAGTTGTCGCTTGAGCGCCGCTTGTTTGTCTCGGTTGCTCGACTCCAATTCGCGCCCACTCATTTCCAGCCACTCATCCAGCGGTCTCGATCCTCTGTGCAGTGGCTCCGGGCCAGCAGCAGCTTCAATGTCGTCTAGCACTTCTACCGTCCTGTATCTTGGTCCTCCAAACGGGTCGTTGTGCTTAGTGACGACTTCGGCTCCTGTCCCTCTTGCAATAGCATCTTCCGGCGTGTATCCCTTCTGATCTTTCAGTATGGGATAAGGTTGGCCGTAGTCGTCCGTCCCTTCTTGGTACAACTGATAACGTTGGAGCTTAGGCTCCTTCGGTATCTCTCCCTTAACGTTCCGGCCAGCAGCTAGACGCCTCACCAACTGTGCAAGTATGTCGCTCATGTCACGGTAACTCCACAAACTCGTTCGATTGAGGAAGCTGTGTTAGCGGGTCAAGCTGCACAGGCAGCGAGTTCAGCATTCGGTGCCATTGCTTGCGACGACTATCGAACATCGCCTCGAACTTCTGCGTAGCGCCTGGATTAGACGCATCATCTTCGAGGTAGTCGTACACGGCACCGAGGATGAGCAGTTGATCATCCATCTTGACTTCATCTTCGCCGACAAACGTGGCGGGCTTCGTACGGAAGCGTACGGTGACGTTACCAGTTGCAGTGATTGGATAGACCTTGAACGGTCTAGTCGTGCTGTTGTTCGGTGCTAAGTAGACAGGCGTAGTGCCTGACAGTCCGAATGGATTGATCGTTGTCGGTAATGATGTCAGCTTCGTGTTTGTATTACCGATCATCACGTAATCGATGTCAACGAATCGCTTAATCAATGTAGACAAGTCGGTGGTCACAATTCCGGTAGCGCCATCTAGTGTATATTGAGCAACTGATGTATAGTCAGGCCAGAAGTTCTCATCGAACAACACATCGAACTTGTGTTGTATCATCTCCGCGACCTTATCCTCCGCATACAGCTGAGTGCCGCGTCCGCTAACCATCGACATTCTAGTAATAGTACGTTCGATCAGTTCGTCAAGCGTTGGCATAGTATTGTCTCCGCTTGGTCCTTCGCGGGACCACACTCAAGAAGGGGGTTAGAGAGTGTGGCCCCGCTCAGGACATAGCCAAGGTGGATATCCTTACTACGCCCTTAGCCGTTGTAGTGCTTAATGCCGTAGTAGCCACCGTTGTTGCTGCTGTTCACATAAGCGTCGAACACACAAGTAACGATGACTTCAGACGCTCCATCAAGCGTAGTATTGGGATCGTACGTACCACGCGGATCACCAGTCGTCGCCGTCTGCGGGTCGGTCATCACTGGACCAACCAGCGTTCCGAGCGTACCAACAAGAGCGCCATCATCCTCTTCGGAGAGAATCTTGACGGTCTTGAACGGCAAGCCGAGAACGTCACGCCAGCCAAGGTCGATAGACGAAGACGCATTGGCGTTACCAGACGCAACCGAGACAGTATCGACCCAATAGAACGCCTTCGTGCCAGTGACGGCAGACGTTCCACTCAGAGTCAAGTTCTCTTTCATCGGTTGGCCAAGGTAGTCACGGCCATTGACAGTGCAAACAGCATTGTCGCCAGCAGTGTCGCCCTTGATCTGGACAGCTCGACCGAACGGGCTGTCAGCAGTACCATCAATCGTGACGGTAGACGCAGCGTTCGTGATAGCCGCACTGTTCTTCAGGCCAGTAGCAGAAGCAACGGCTGGAGAGCCGAGGCTGATGCGATTGGCTCCGGCGTCAGCCGCAACATACGTGCAAGCGGGCACATACTTGTTGATCAGCTTCGGCAGGTAGTCAGCAGTCTTGGGATTGATACCCATGTCAGTTTCTCCTTACTCAGATTTGAGAACGCGAACGAGAGCCAGAGATTTGTTGCGACCGAGACTTGAGTTGTCCGTGTTGTGTCTTAACAGGGACAACCTCACCGCTTACCATGTCGACAAGCGGGGCATCAATATCGAATCCGAGACGCTTCAACTCTTCTTCTGTACGCACTCGGATCGAAGCACCGTTGGGGAAGTACACCATGTATCCAGCAGGTTGAGTACGCTGTTCCTTCACCAACTTACCGTCATCGTTCTTCACAAAGACAGTCACCTCTACATCGCCTTCGAGTTTGTGAACCTCGTAGCGAGGCTTAATATCTGTCGCAACCATTTTAATCTCCCTTCTCTAATTCAGTCTGCGTTACTCGTTGATGACAACGGCGTGTGTACGATACGCCTTCCAGTTGCAGAACTGACCCTGCCAGACAGTACGGCGTCCGCAAGCATCGACGTTCCACGGAGCAACAAGTTCCTTCACCTTCATATTGACATGCTTCAGCATGTGCAGACGAAGGTACTTGCTGTTGATGAAGTACGCCTTGTTGACCGAGCAATCTTCATCGTACAGCATGTTGATGTTCTGGTGCTTCACGCCAGCGAAGCCCAGGTCCATCATCTTCTTGCCGCTGTTGGTAGCGTCCATGTTGATCACAACCTTGTCACGCACCGCAGCACGATAGTGACGGTACAGGTTACGACCACACAAGATCAGGTCGGGCTTGTCGCTCTTCAACGTCAAGTCCATGATAACGTCATCGAACACTTCTTCGATGTTCGTGCTATCAATGTTGCCGTTGAAATCGTAAGACGACGTGCGCCACTGCGTCTCGTTGGCGCGGCTGATGCCGCCGAGAGTGCCAGTCGTCGGGTCGTCTGGAATGAGCGAGGCCAGTCCGAGAGGATCGGTGCCAGCGCCAGCGCCGTACAGATACTCAGCGAACTTTTCCTTGATGGACTCTTCGAGAACGTCCATCTTCGCCTTCATCAACTTGAAGATCATCGCTTCGCCGCGATTCTCATCTTCTTCTTGATCGGAGATGATCACCGTACCAGCAACACGAGACCAGTTGTAGGTCACAGTGTCGAACTCGCTGGTCTGAGCAATCGGAAGAGGATTGTAGTACTCGTACGAGGTGACGTTCGGGTTGCGTCCAAGCGTCAGCGGATTGGTAATCTCGTGACCACCGCTTTCAAACTCGACGCGCTCATTCGCAAAAGCCCAAGCCATCAGAGCGTTCGACTTGATCGACGCCATGATGAGCTTCTTGCGGCTACGAGTCATCGTAGCATGTAGCACAGTAGCAAGAGGGTTGGCAGCCATTTGGCTTCTCCTTAGATGTTGCTAACGTTCATGCCAGCCTCGCGCATTGCCGCCTTAACAATGTCACTCGTTTGAGCGTTTGCATCAAACGAGGCATCTTGGTTAGCAATCACGGTTGAGGCCGCTCTACCACCAGCAGGGATCGAATCGCCCCGCTCACCTTGCTGCTGTTGCTCCGATGCTCTCTTAGCATCGATCTCTTTCTGCAACACATCAAGGGGCTTGTTGAAATCCAAACCCCGTTCTAAGTAGAACGACTTGAGTTTGAAATACGCAGCTTCCGGTGAGAGACTGGAATCGTTAGCGAGAAGCCGGGCAATCGAAGCGTCGTGTATCTTCGCATCAGGATAGCGAGCGACGAAGCCATTGTAGATATCGCTTGCTTCTCGACGGGCCGCTACCTCTACTTCGCGTGCTTTGTGCTCGCTAGTCAGAGGAGCAATCAACTCAGCAATCATATTGCGAATGGCACCCATATCTGTAGCGCCACCCGCAATGTCGTCTACATTATGCCCTGCTGCACGCACTTGTGTCAATATATATTGTGCGGCCTGGACGGGATCACGTTTCAGCGCTGCCATCAAGTTAGCGCCTGTCACTACCTCTTGCGGCGTCAAGTTAAGCTGTGTGCCAATCGCGTTTGCTTTCTCGAACGCATCGATACGCGCGTTGGCTTGCCTCAACTGGCCGTCGAGGTTGTCTGCACGAGCACGCTCTCGTTGAGCAGTCTCATAGAAGCGACGCTCACGGCCACCAGTGGCGATCACTTGACCTCTCTCATCGACAAGGTCCTGTGGCTTGTGTTGCGCTGCCCTCTTGTCTTGCTGCTGCGTGCCTGTGCCTTTCGAGTCCTTGGGTTGTCCTTTGTTGTCTTCGCCAGTCATCCTCTCAATCGTTCGTTCGATTGAGTCGGCCTTCTTATCATCTCCTGACTGAGGAGCAGGCTTGTCCGTACCAGTGCCAGCGTCGTTACTGTCATTGGTTGTGGTGGTAGTATCATCAGTTCCGGTGTCAGCGTTGTTGCTTTCACCAGCCTCATTGAGTCCACTCATGATCTCGTCTTCGGTTGTCTTGGAGTCCATTGTAGTTCACCCTTCATTGTCTGGTAATTGATCGCAGCGCTGAAGTGATAGCTTGCTGCGCAGGAACGCCAGCTTCGATATCAGACATTGCTTTCTGTTTCACCTCTGGCGGTATCTGACTGAGTAGTTGCTGCACGTCAGGAGCGGCACCAGTCGCTTGCTGTCCAGCAGCATCAGGCTGTTGAGGAGCACCTTGAGTCTGCTGCTGCTGGTTGCTGATGCTGTTACGTAGTGCTTCCCAATCTCTGTCATCGATGGTGATCTCATCGAAGGCACGCTCGAATACTTGCAGCATCAACGTCGTTACGACTACAGGAGCAGCGTTGACGAACTGACCGAGCACTTGACCGAGCTCAAGAGCCTCCTCCTTCTTCGCCTGAGATGTTGGCTTCTTAGTAGAACCACCAACAACAGACATGGACAAGCTCTTGGCAATCTGTTGGGCACTCATGTTGTCCCAATCCGCCGCCTTCGCATCACCAACGAGCATACGAACCTGCTCCCTGTCCATGTACTGCAAACATAGCTGAGCAAGTCCCCAACAGAACGCTCCAATCCAGTCCTCGATCTCATCGCTCTTGTCATCGACGCGGAGATTGGCAGCAGACACGTTCGTTTGGACAGCAGCAGTGTTCGTATTCGTCTTGAACTGACCCCCACGCATTACTTCACCAACGGATGAGATGCGATCTACAGCTTGCAGCACTTCGTCCTTGTTGAATAGCTGCTCGAATTGCATAGACGGAGGAGTAATCGAGCCAACTACGTCTCCAAGCTTCATGCCCTCAGGCAAATCAAGTCCTCTAGCAGTGCCGTCGTCTCCTTTTAGCACCGCTTCAACATCACCAGCCGAGACGAGGTTCTTGTTGAAGAACACATTGCGTCTCGCCCAACGTCGAGCACGTTTTCTCTCATCAGCAATCTCATTCAAGCTGTCTTGTTGATCAAGATAGTAAGAGACTTCGCCCTTCGAGCGCTTGCCTGTAGGATTGTCGTGGAAAGATAGGCAGTAGTACGGGAAGAACGTGTCAAGATTGTACGGATCATCCCAAACCCACAGCGGCCAAGTCCAATCGCTGTTGTTGAACAGCAACAGGCGACGAGTGATGCGAT